TGTTGTGATGCAGGAGAAACTGGGAGTGGGACGGTTTGCAAAGCCCGCAGATGACGCTGCGCGCACGATGGCAGCAGAGCCAGCAGGCATTGATTTGAACGATATTGAGAAGATAGTTGCAGAGCCAGAAGCGGACGGTTTTGTCGGCGGTGTAGGCATACATCTGACGATGAAAGACGGCAACACATATCATCTTTGGGTAGAAACAGATGAAGAAAACGGCGACGAAGAATATCTGGGGACAACCGAGTTTTACGGCAATGAAGACGATGACATACCAGATGATGAAATGACAAGGCGTTTCGGCGAGTTCTTTGGCGAACATATCAATAAAATATTTGGTTCTCGTCTCGGAGAGTTGCTGACATCTAAGAGAACACAAAAGAATGGTATAACGCTTGACAGCAAAGATATTGCTGCGTACAACAAAGTCAATACAAAAGCAAATCCAGATAGAGAAGCATCTGACACAGCAACCGACCAGCAGCGCATGGCCTACGCTCTGAATGCCATCAAGAATTACGAAAACACCGTAGGTCTGTTCAAGGGTACGAACGGCTTATACTATTCAACTGGTGACAATATGACACCATTTGCTCCTGACAAGCTTGACGAAGTGATGCAGAAGCTCATCAAGTCTGGCAAGCGAGTGGCTGTGATAGACGATATACCGAACGTAGCAGAACAAAGGTTGCACAGGGATGGAGACGAAACAAAGGGCATTTGGGCAGACAAGACTTTGGGATTGCAGGAACAAATGACTGAAACGGCAGCGCGACTTGCAAATGAGAATAGCGAGGACAAGGTGCTTCGCGGTGAGGCAATGCGTGCCATTGGTGCTAACCTTAGTGACCTTAGAAAGGCAATGAGCCTGCAAAGGCACTATGACAGACTAACAGTGAAGCGTGTTGCCGACCTTTCCCGCATACTTATAGATGGTGGCTACCTTAACGACCTGAGCAAGCAGGAGATTAAGCGTCTGCTTTCTGCCTTGAAGAACAGCACAGGCAGAGAAGAGATAGACAGCAGCGTGCAGAAGGTTATGGATATAATGGTAGATAACCAGTTGAAGCACGCGGAAGAGACATTGCACCAGCTTGAAACCATCAAGGGCAGCAAGGTTGATGCGAGAGGCGTAGAGGTACAGGGAGAGCTTGACCCGACAGGACAGCAGATAATAAAGGTGTTCAAGAAGATGCGCGGCGAAAACAAGGAGGACATCAACAATGCTCTTTCCGAAGCACAGGAGCGCATGGGAAGCGAGGATGCAGCCATAGCAGAGACGGCAGCACTTGAATACGCAGGCTTGCAGTTTGCACTTGAATATGCCGAGAACATCAAGGCGAGCAAGGCAGAAGAGCGCGAGCTTCGCAAAGAGTTAGAGAACAGGCACGCAGAGACAAGTCACGACTACCATTTAACGGACGAATACAAGGAATATAAGAAGAGCGTTGATGATGCCATTAGGCAGAACAAGGCAGAGCGCGTACAAGCGTATTACGACCTTGTGAGCAGGCTTTCTGGCAACATGCGCGAGAGCATGGCGAATGCAGCGGCCTTCAAGGAAGCAGAAAAGCAGCGTGTGCGCGAGATACAGCACAATGCCAATAGCGACATGGAAGGCAGGCCGAGCAACGAGCACTACAAGCCAAAGTTCCTTGACAAGTTCGTGAACAATCCGTTTGTGCGCTTCTTCTTTGCGCCGTTGGCTACCTTCGAACAGTTCTTGCGTCTGTTGGGCAGTAAGAGTGCCAACGGCGAGGGCTACCTTTACAATCGCTTCATGCGCGGCTGGGTGGATGCAAAGCACAAGGAAATCAGAGGTGTGCGCAGCAAGTATGCCGCTCTTGACGCAAAGGCGAATGAGCTATTTGGTGGCAAGGTGAAGACCTTGGGCGACCTTATCCGCAAGGTCGGCAAGATGCCGAAGGCAAGTGTTTCGTTCTGGGATGGCGGAGAAATGCGCGAGCACGAACTTACACAGGGCAACCTTCTGTATATCTACATGGTGAACAAGATGCTTGACGGTAGGATGAAGCTTCGCAAGATGGGTATCACAGAGGAAGATGTGGCAAACATTGAGAATGTGCTTGACCCGCGTCTGATAAAGCTTGCCGAGTGGCTGCAAGAAGAGTTCCTTGTGGGCACAAGGAATGAGTACAACGAGACACACAAGCGCATGTTTGGTGCTCCGATGGCAGCAGTTGAACACTACTTCCCCTTGAAGATACTTGCCAATGCGCGTGCAGACAAGCCAGAAGACTTGGATAACCCCGAAAGGAACGAAGGTATCAGCACGGCAACAGGCAGCATCATCAAGCGCAGACGCAATGCCCTGGCACTTGACATAACAGGTGCAGACGCTTTGAACGTGATACTTGACCATGTGGCAAAGATGGAACACTGGAATGCGTTTGCTGAGTTCAACAGAGACCTGAACACACTACGCACCTACAAGCGTTTCCGCAATCAGGTTCAGAACATGACATCTGTATATGGCAGCGGCACTACATTATGGAAGGCATTCAACGACCTGTGCCAAATGGCAGCAGGAACGTACAGACCTCCGCGTGCAAAACTTGATGAGGCAGCAGTAAACCTTGCCAAGGGTGTAGCAGCTGCAAAGGTATCGTTCCGAATGTTTACGGCATTAAAGCAGTTGCTTTCTGCCCCTGCATATATATCAGAAGCACGCCCGGACTACCTTGTAAAGAACATCATGACACCATGGAAAGCATGGAACTGGAGCATGGAACACTTGCCTATCTTTGAGGAACGTTGGAAGAGTAGGATAGCAGGCGACCCGCGTTTGATGAAAACCGAGCTTGATTGGGCAGGTTGGCGAAACAATGTAGTGCAGATAGCAAGTCGCATCGGTATGTCGCCCAACGCATTTGTTGATGCTGTTACGGTCAGCATCGGTGCTCATGCAATTTACGAGACGAAGAAATCATTGTACAAGAGCTATGGCTACAGCGATGAACAAGCAGAGAAGAAGGCCATACAGGATGCAGAGATAGCCTACAACCAGACGCAGCAATCGAGCGAAGGCGCGTTCCTTTCCACGATGCAGGTTGACAGGTCTTGGCTGTCTGTTCTGTTTACGGTCTTTAGGAATGCAAGCATGGCATACCAGCGCCAGCTTCATGATGCCTTCCGTAACTTGACGCGCAGCCTAGCACCAGGGTATAGAGAAAATAGCATTGCGTTTATGGCTAAGCAGTTTGTGCGCGACGGCATAGACGAAGAGCAGGCAATAAAGAATGCTGAAAGCAGATTTAACAGGCAGTTCGGTAAGGATGCGGTTAGGGTTGCTGTATTTGGCTTTGTTCTGCAATTATGCTGGAATATGGCTGGGTATCTTCCATATCTGCTGTTTGGCGGCGACGATGACGAGAAAGATAAGATGTGGGATGATATTTTAGCAAAAACCTACTTCGGTAGCATTGAGGGCTTCACAGGTGGTGACGTATTGAGCCAAGCTGGTCAAATGCTGGTGACAGGCGAAGGTAATCCTACATGGCTCAGCAAGGACATGCCACTAACAGGCGATATGCTGGAAGTCTTAAAGAAGCTTGGAGGTGGGAAGTACTCGGAGGCTATAACCGACATTGTTAATCTCGTTGTTCAGGCTGGCATCGGTGTCAATCCGCAGAGCATAACAGATGCCGTGCTTGCGATAATGGACGTTTGCAACGGTGATGCGCATTTGGCACATGAAGCTACAATCTTTGCAGCCCGCATCATGCAAGTACCGCAGAGCCAAATTGATAAGTTATACTTTGACGATGTGAAGCTATCAGGCAAGGAGGCAAAGGGTATGACCTTCGACCAGCTTGTAAAGCGATATGCCGAGTACAAGTTAAAGCGCGAAAACTTCTTTAGCCCTTGGGCATGGGACGATGAGGAACGCTTAGGAAAGAAGCGAGAGAAAGCATACAAGCAAATCAAGGAACGCTTGGAGAATATGAGCGATGAGGATGCCGATAATGCAATGGAGCGCAACTACTCAGGTGATGGTGCAGGTGTGAGTGAAGCTACGCGAAAGGAAATAGGCAGCGCGAAGGCAAAACGTCTTGGCGGTACGGACTATTACTACCAACACAGAAACGACTCCGAACACGCAAAGGCATACGCTATGTATAGAGACTACTTCGATATGGCGGGCGATGTACTTTTGCAGGTTGAAGTCAGGAAGGCTAAAGAAGGAGGGAACAAGAACCGCGAGAGTGCTCTTGAATCCTGTCGTACAGCCATGAACGATGTCAAGAAATTCCTAAGCTCCGGTGCAGACCAGCATCAAGTTATGGAGGATATTCGCATATTGCGCAAGTATGCCCTGGAACTTCCAGAAGAGATTTCGGATGATGATCTGGAAGAGATAAAGGCGAGCATCAAAGAATTCAAGGATGATGTGATAGATGAATATGGTGTTGAATAATGACAGTTAAATGACAAAAAGATATGGCAGAGAGATTATTGTCGATGAGGCGTGTTCGTCCTCAGAATGAAAGAGAGAGTGCTGACAGTCTTGTCAGGAGCCGTGCGATAAACAGCGATGACCGCGCGAGAGGCACAGCAGTCCTCATGGAGGCGCAGATGCACGACAACGGCATGTATAGGTACAGGCGTGACCGTTATCGCAACAAGCGTTACACCTTTGGCGACCAATGGGGCGACGAGGTGTGTGTCGATGGCAAGAAGATGACCGAAGAGGAATACATCAAGAGCCAGGGCAACATACCTTTGAAGACGAACCTCATCCGCAGGCTTGTCCGCAATGTTGTTGGTGTGTATCGCAGTGATGACACAGAGCCAGTATGTATTGCCCGAGACAGGGAAGAGCAACAGCAGGCCGAGACGATGACCGTTGCACTGCAGTACAACATGCAGCTTAACCGCATGAGGGAGATGTATGCAAGAACATTGGAAGAGTACCTAATCGGTGGTCTTGTGGCACACAAGAAGCGTTATTGTTGGAGAAATGGCAAGATGGACTGCTGGACGGACTATGTTCAGCCAGACAACATAATCCTTGACAGCAACATGCGCGACCTACGTGGCTGGGACTGCACCTTTGTAGGCGAGATACACGACGTAAGCTTTGGCGATATGTGCGAGCAGTTGGCCAAAAGCCCATCAGACTATACCCGCCTTGCAGAGATATACAAGTTGGCAAGGGATGCGCAAGGCATGCTTAACTACTGGAACGAGTTCGGCTACAGCAAAGACTTTGTTAACACAGACTTCCTCATACCAAAGGATGAAAACAGATGCCGTATTATAGAAGTATGGCGTAAGGAGAGCAAGCCGCGTTTCAGGTGTCATGACTACAATAGCGGCGATTTCTACAAGATAGACATAGAGGATTATGGCGTGATGGTAGAAGTTGAAAATGCAAGCCGCATCCAGCGAGGCACAGAGGCAGGAATGGCAATAGAAGACATACCACTCATCAAGGCAGAATGGTTCATTGACTCCTATTGGTATTACTATATCCTTTCTCCGTTTGGCGACATAATAGACGAAGGCGAGAGTCCATACGAGCACAAGAGCCATCCATACGTATTCAAGGCATATCCATTCCTTGACGGTGAGATACACAGCTTTGTTGCCGACGTGATAGACCAGCAGAGATACACCAACAGGCTCATCATCATGCAGGACTTCATCATCAGAGCAAGTGCGAAGGGTGCTCTGCTTGTACCAAAGGACTGCCTGAAAGGTCAAAAGCCCGAGGACTTTGCAGACGCATGGGCGAAGTTCAATGGTGTTATTGTCTATACGCCAAGCAAGAGCGGTGCTGTTCCGACGCAGGTATCGGCCAATTCTACGAACATCGGACTGCACGAGATGTTGGCACTGCAGTTGAAGTTCTTCGAGGACATCAGCGGCGTCAATGCAGCATTGCAGGGCAAGGCCAGCTTCTCAGGCGAGAGTGGCAGTCATGCCGAGTTGATGGCGCAAAACGCAAGCGTAAGCCTTATTGATATCTTGCAGTCGTTCCAAGAGTTCACGCTTGATGCTGCATACAAAGACATCAAGAACATACAGCAGTTCTACGACCAAAAGAAGACGCTGAGCATTGTAGGTGGCAAGGCTGTAGTCTATGACCCGCAGAAGATACGCAACATAGAGGTTGACATCAGCATCGAGCAGAGCAAGGCAACCACAGTCTATAGGAACAAAATCAATGACTTCCTCATGGAGTTGTTCAATGCAAAAGCCATCAGTCTTGAGCAGTTGCTTCAGGTTGGCAAGTTCGACTTTGGCGACGAGTTGCTGCAGAGCATACAGAGCCAGAAGCAGCAGCTTGAGAATGGCGAGATGCCAGAAGGTGTTTCTCCCGAGTTGGCGATGCGTGCATCACAGGGAGCGAACCAGCAGGCAGTTCAGCAGCTTTACGGCGCGATGCGCGATGCGGCGTGATACGCGATGCGGCGTGATACGGTTGCGTTTGAAACGCAACATACAGGACAACATAGGGGCGGTCGTGATGGCCGCCCCTTTTCTTTTTAAGACCTCTTTGATATTTTCTTGATAGTCTTCTTTAGCTCTCTATCAGCCTTGCACCATTTAAGGTATCTATCAAGGCACTGCTCCATTCTCTCCTTTGTCATTGCCCCAACGCCATTGTTGTACGGCGTGTGATAAAGGCACTCGCGTTGCAGGTCGTTGATAGAAGTGTTAGCAGGCAAGCGGTGTTCCTTCTTCATCTGCCGGAAGAAACTTCTATCCATAATAATCAGCTGGCCATCCGTTTGAAGGATGATGTACATTCGCTCGCCAGTCTTGGCGTAAGCGGCATTTGCTCTTTTTACTGCGTTGTAATAACGATTGGTGTCGAAAAATCTTCTAATTCTTTCAAACATAACAAATAAATTTTAAGGGTTTATAATTAGATTGTTGCGGCTGAAACAGCCTTTTTGTTCATAACTTGATATACCGATTCGTTACGTTTCACGATGCGCGGCAAGTCCATTTCGTGAAAGCAGATCTGCAGGCCGATGGCACGTGTCATCAGTCTATCATCGTGGTATCCTTCTTTTGCCTCGAAGCCACCCTTG